ACGCCTCCGCTGTCGTCCCTGCTAGGTCAACGCCCCCCCCGATATCACGCCCGCCCCCACGCCTCCCCCCGCGCATTCGATGCTCGCCTGGTAATGTGACAAATGTGACACGGGTCCTCTCGGGCCGATAGCCCGCGGGGCAGCTGCGACCGCCGACTTTCCCTAGCGATAGAGTTATCAAAAACTAATTCTTATGCGATTACGCTATAAATAGATAAAACAACGTATTGTGTATAATACGTAAAACGATAGGAGTGTTTATGCCAAGTACAGGCGGCGTAAAGATAGGCTCGTCATACGATGAAGCCCGTACACGCAAGGTGAATGCAGAGGCAGAGATTGCCGAATTGGAGTTGCAGAAGATTCACGGCACGTTGGTTGTTGCGGATGATGTAGTTTCTGCGTGGAACGATGTGCTTGGTGCATTCAAGGCGAAGCTCATGGCGATTCCTGCAAAGGGAGCTCCTGTACTATCTACTGAAAGTCAGACGGGTGCTTGCCAAGCAATCATCGAAGATTTGATACACGAAGCCTTGGAGGAGTTGTCTAACTATGACCCAGCAGTTGACCCAACAACAGCGACTGTCACAGCATCTGAAGACATCGATGCAGACACTAAAGCCGCCACCAAAACTAAGCGTAAGCCAATGGGCAGACCTCGAAAGACGTCTCGACTCACAAAGTAGTGCGGAACCTGGTAGGTGGTATACGTCACGGGCTGAATATCAAAGAGGGATAATGGATGCGTGTAGTGACCCAAACATACAAGAAGTGGTCGTCATGGCGGGAGCGCAGCTTGGTAAGACGGAAGCAATACTTAATATCATTGGATATCACATTCACCATGATCCTAGCCCAATCCTTGTATTACAGCCGACGCTGGATATGGCTCAGACCTTTAGTAAAGATCGAATCGCTAGTGGTTTGCTTCGTTCGACGCCATCTTTGCGAGACAAGGTTAAAGATCCGCGAGCGAGAGATTCGGGTAACACCACGCTCCACAAGGTATTCCCCGGTGGTGCGCTCACAATAGTTGGTGCGAATAGCCCGAGTGGATTGGCTAGTAGACCGATCCGATTAGTGCTTTGTGATGAGGTAGACCGGTATCCCGCATCCGCAGGCAGTGAGGGTGATCCTATTGCACTAGCTAGAAAGCGTTCCGCTACGTTTTGGAATCGTAAGATCATTATGGTCTCGACACCTACCCATGCTGGGTCTAGTCGGATTGAAGAAGCATATCTAAAGTCTGACCAACGACAGTTTTATGTTCCGTGTAAGCATTGTGAGCATGAGCAGACGATGGAGTGGCGCAATGTGCAGTGGAAAGACAGTGATCCTGATACTGCTGCTTATATGTGCGACAGTTGCGGTACTTTGTGGACTGATTCTGATCGTCGCTGGTCTATTCGGAACGGACGATGGATAGGTAAAACAGAATACAATGGCGTTGCTGGCTTCGCTATATCGGGTTTGTATTCACCTTGGACGCCTTTGTCAGACGGCGTAAAAGACTTTTACAGCGTAAAAAAGAGTCCCGAACAGCTTCGAGTGTGGACAAACACCTATCTTGGCGAGCCATTTGTCGATGCTGGTGAGCAGATTGATGACTTTATGCTTGCCGAACGGCGTGAATCGATGCCTTACGTACCAGAAGACGTGGTTTTGATCACTGCTGGAGTTGACGTGCAAGATAATCGACTTGAGATTTCGATTATTGGATTTGCGCGTGATGACGAGTCTTACGTTCTTGATCACGTCACCTTGTACGGTGATCCGAGTACGCCACAGTTATGGACTAACTTAGATTCGATACTTAACAAGCAGTTTGAGACCGAGTCTGGTCGTCAAATAGCTATCAGAGGTAGTTGTGTAGATTCTGGCGGTCACTTCACTAATTCTGTGTACGCATATTGCAAAAAGAACCAAGGGCGACGTATTTTTGCAATCAAAGGTATCGGTGGAGAAGGAAAACCGTTGGTAGGTAGACCCTCTAAGAACAACATAGCCAAGTGTCCGTTGTTTCCGATTGGTGTAGAGACTGCAAAAGACCTTGTTTTCGCTCGAATGAAGATACAAGAGGCTGGTCCTGGTTATATGCACTTCTCTGATGTGTTGAATGAGGAGTATTTCAGGCAATTAACAGCAGAAAAGGTTATGACTCGCTTCCACAAAGGCTTCAAAAGACGTGTTTACGAGAAAATAAGGCCACGTAACGAAGCATTAGATTGTATGGTTTATGCGCTCGCCGCCTATGGTATACTCGGAGTGGATGTAAATAGTTTTGCGGACAGAGCGGCTATGAAACAGGAAAAACCTGTAGAAGAAAGCGAAAAACCCGCAAAAAATGCTTTCATTCCGCGTACTGGTCGTGGATTTACTAATTCGTGGCGATAAATTATGGCGAATAAGTTTAACGTAGATGAAGCCCCAGAGTTAGAGCCAGCTTCGCTGGTCATTGGCGACTTCGTTCAATGGAAACGCTCTGATCTGGTCAATGACTATCCTACGGCTCAGTATTCTGCGGAATACGTAGCTAGAATTGACGCTGGTGGCTCCTCAGAGGTCAAAATAGCGGCTACTGAATCTAGCAATTACTATCTTTTTACCGTCGCTAGTACCGACAGTGCGTCTTACGACGCAGGTATGTATAACTGGCAACTTGAGATTACACAAACTAGCACTGGCAATCGCGTCGTAGTAGATCGCGGTCATTTCGAGATTTTGGTTGATCTGGACGCCAATAATGTCGATCCGCGTACTCATGCGGAGATTATGGTCGCTAAAATTGAGTCTTTACTGCAAGGAAAGGCGGATTCTGACGTATCTAACTACTCAATCGGTAACAGATCGCTGACAAAGCTCAGTTTTGAGGAGCTCATGAACGCTCGTGAGTATTATCAGCGTGAAGTCGTCCGTCACATGAATGAAGAGAAGGTGCGTCATGGTAAAACCGGCTCTTCTACGATAAGAGTGAGGTTCTAAATGGCGCTTTTCGACTTCTTACGCCCTCGAAAGAAAAAACCGACGCTTATGAAGCGAGAATTCGCTGGTGCTAATGTAAGTCGGCTATTTAATGACTTCAAAGACAGTAATCGTAGTGCCGACAGTGAACTACAGCCTGTAATTCGCAAATTACGCAATAGATCGCGTGATTTATCTCGTAACAATGAATACGTACGTCGCTATATGCACTTGTTGAAGACAAATGTTGTTGGTGACCGTGGGTTTACCTTGCAAGTCAAGGCGCAGAATTCTACTGGCGGCTTAGATGAGCCAGGTAATACAGCAGTCGAATCAGCGTTCAAAGCGTGGGGGAAAGTGGGTCGTTGCACTGTAGATGGCAAATCATCGTGGATAGACGCACAAAAAATGGCTATCGAGGGCCTCGCAAGAGACGGCGAAGTCTTTATTGTTAAGCATCGTAACGGCTCATTCCGTGATTCGTATGCAATTGAGTTCATCGAGCCAGATCGTGTTGACGAGCAACTTAACCGACAGCAGACAAATGGCAACGAGATCCGCATGGGTGTTGAGTTTGATCAGTTCCGTCGTCCGGTCGCTTATCACATGCTGTCTTACCATCCTGGTGATTACGATTACACCTCGACTACGAAGAGTCCCAAGCACGTACGCGTACCTGCTGATCGCGTTATTCACTTGTTCATGCCGATTCGTGCTGGTCAGACTCGTGGTGAACCTTGGACGGCTGGATCGCTATCTGCGATTAAGCAGTTGGCGGGTTACCGTGAAGCAGCAGTCGTTAACGCAAGAGTTGGTGCGTCTAAGATGGGTTTCTTCACGTCTCCTTCTGGTGACGGCTTCGCGGCTGACGCGATGGATCAGCAAGTGCCTATTATGGATGCAGAGCCTGGCACGTTTCATCAGTTACCAACTGGCGTCTCGTTTACTAGCTTTGATCCGCAGTTTCCAACTAGCGACTTCGATTCATTCCACAAGTCAGTCTTAAAGGGTATTGCTAGTGGCTTAGGTGTTTCCTATACGTCACTGTCTAACGATCTTGAGGCTACATCCTATAGCTCTATTCGACAGGGTGCGCTTGAAGAGCGTGACTTCTACCGACAGATTCAACAGTTCCTAATGGAGCATTTCATACGACCAGTGTATGAGTCATGGCTTGAAGCAGCTATGGAGTTGAATAGTTTTGATATACCACTGCGGCAGTACGACCGATTCGCTGATGCGTCAGAGTTTCGTGGTAAGGCATGGTCATGGGTAGATCCTCAGAAAGAGATGAACGCAGCCATTCTTGGTCTCAAGAACGGAATCTTATCGTTGCAAGATGTAGCATCGCAATACGGTAAAGATGTAGAGGAGCTCCTAGCGCAGATACAGCGTGATAAGAGTCTTATGGAACAGTTTGATGTTCAGTACGCACTTGAGCCATATGGTGCGACTCAAATTGGTATCGAGCCAGACATCACAGGAGGCGATGATGGCGAAGTACAAGGGTAAAGACATCAATACCAAACCAACTGATGCAATGAAATCGGAGGCTCGACGTGGACTTGAATGGCGTAAAGAATTTAAAAGAGGTGGCACTGAAGTCGGTGTCGCTCGCGCTCGTGATATTACTAATGGGCGGGAGCTTTCTGTTGACACTGTGCGCCGTATGCACAGTTATTTTGCTCGACACGAAGTGGATAAGAAAGCTGAAGGATTTCGTGCTGGTGAAAAAGGCTACCCCAGTGCAGGGCGCATCGCCTGGGCACTCTGGGGCGGAGACGCAGGAAAGTCATTTGCCGCCAGAGTCGTCAAGTCAGCCGACGCAGCAGACGAGCGATCAGAAGTAAAGGGTAGCGTTAAGAAGACGTTATCTGAAAAAGCAAAGGAACATAACGACAAGCATGGTGATACGGCGTCCAAAAGAACTAGTGCGAGAACTCTTGCCGCTGTGTTTAAGCGTGGTGTTGGTGCATATAAAACTAACCCACAGTCTGTTAGACCTAGTGTTAATTCACCAGAGCAATGGGCTTACGCCCGTGTAAATAGTTTTTTATATGTCCTTAGAAATGGTAAATTCAGAAGTGGTAAGCACGATACGGACTTATTGCCTGCTGGACATCCCATGTCTTCTAAGGGACGTGAGGGAAGCGTGAACGAGGAACGCATTATGGACGACAACAGAGAGTTTGAAGAAATTGTTGAAGAAGCAATTGACCAGGCTGAATCTGAGCAAGAGATTCGCAAGGATCTCCCAGAGGAAGTGTCTGATGAAACTGGTGAGCGTCACATCAAAAGTGTCGAAGAAACTGATGAAGAGATTGTTATCACTTACGGTAAGGCTATTGAGCCTTCTGAAGAGCGTGGCGTCCCTTCTGAAGCTGATGTTTCTTATCGCGCTATGGGTATTGAAAAAGGCCCCATAGACGAAGAAAGCCGTCGTGTACGTATGGCTATCTCATCAGAAGAGCCAGTTGAACGCTCATTTGGTACAGAGGTACTAGAACATAGTGAGGAGGCAATTGATTTGTCATTCCTCAATAGTGGCCGCGCCCCACTGCTCATGGATCACGATCCAGAGCGTCAAATAGGCGTAATTGAATCGGCAGAACTCGATGGCTCGGCTCGTAGACTGCGAGCGACGGTGCGTTTCGGAAGGAACGGACTTGCCAAAGAGGCTTTCGATGATGTCACTGATGGCATTCGTGCCAATATCAGTGTCGGATACGCCATCAAAAAGATGGAAAAGGATACACGGAGTAGCGATACGTACGTAGCTAAGTCGTGGCGTCCTGTAGAGGCATCTATTGTCTCGATCCCCGCTGATGTGACAGTTGGTGTGGGTCGATCTGTAGACACTTCACCCGAACCCGTAATCAAAACTGACTTCAAGGAGAATCCCATGTCAGAAGAAATTAATGTTGCGGCAGAGCGGGATCAGGCCCGCAAAGACGCTACCAAAAACGGAGCTCTTATTATGGAG